ATAATCTAAACATCTATTAAATGTCGGGTGCATTAATACAATTGGTCTCTAAAGGAGTTCAAGATGTGTATCTTACCAGTGAAGAAGGTCATTCTTTTTTTCGTATGAAGTTTACGAGACATACAAATTTTTCTCAGGCTCCAAAATTGATTAAATCGGTCACCCAAACTGACAACTCAATTACTATACCAGTTTTAGGTGATATCATTAATGGTATTTGGTTTGAGAAAGTCGGTGTCGATGCTGTAAACATGTCTTCCAATCTTTTTTACAATTCCACTATCGAGCTTTACATAGGGGGTCAAAAAATAGACTCACAACATTTTGATTATTACTCGGATATATGGCACAATTATATGTCCGACACATGGAGTAAGACGCAAGAATTGAATAACAAAGTTTCTAAATCCAATCCAGCATTTCTCCCACTCCACTTCTTCTTTTGTGATCATAAGGCATTCTTACCCCTTGTAGCCTTACAATATCATCAAGTCGAAATAAAAATCAATTTCGATGACACGTATTATAATGATTCAGTTCTAAATCTTACAGATGTACAAAAACGAATTAATGTATACGGCAACTATATTTACCTAGATAAAGAAGAACGAGAATCTCTCGTGGGTCGAAGTCTCGACTTTGTCATCACACAAACACAACAGATAGTTCTTCCAATGGATACTGTGTCTAATAACACTCTAGGTGGTGGTGATAATACATTTGATATTTCATCGTTTAATCACCCTGTTAAATCACTCTTTTTTGGTTTTGGTGCATTAAGTGATGATTTTGCGAACGATCGTTTGACATTTTTAAGTGGTGATATCCAAATCAATGGAACCCCAATCCTTGAACATATGTCTCCAAATTATTTTCACACAGTACAAAATTATTACAAATCATCGTACGGTGCGACCGATTTTGTCCACGAAACCAACGTGCTTTTCAATACAAGGTACTTCGCGTATCACTTCTGTCTAAATGCATCTGACTATAATCCATCAGGTACCTGTAATTTCAGCCGCATAGATAATGCCAAACTTGTATTACGGGGTGTGGAGAAAGGTAATCTTAGACCAAGTAGTCAGGAGTTAAGTATATTCGCAGTAAACTATAATGTTCTAAGAATCAAGGATGGTTTAGCTGGAATTTTATTCGGTAATTAAGGTATAGATGGGTAGGACAGCTCGTTTCGATCAGGTTTTCGTAACCAGTCTAGACGCAGACCCAGTCGAGCAAGATGTACTTACTGACGTAAAAAGTATTATTACAAAAGAGATCGACGTTGAAGTTATTACAGCAGAAAAATTTGCTATTTCTAATACAAATCCTACAAAAAATATTTCTATAGGTTCAAATATTTTTGTAGAGGATACAGCAACGAATATTGTTCTTGACGTGACCAAGGGTATTCGTGCCGAGCGTTTGTATGTGAATGATAAGCTTGGTATTGCGGCACCGAGTGCTACAAACGAGTTTCAGATTGGACCAAATAATGAATTTGTTATTGACCGCTCAAATGAACACTTAGTAACTCTAAAAGGTAACGTTTCAGCTACGAATGTTTTGGTCTCAAACATTATAAACGTGGATGATACACTCATCATTGATAGAATGGGATCAAATGTATTGAAGGTGGTGGGAAATACACATACTACAAATATATCGGTTAATAATTATTTGAGTGTAGGTACAGTTGAAAATTATGATCCAGGTTCCAATGTAGCTGTTTTCAATGGTGCAAACGTTGTGATTGATGATGGTATTCTAACAGTTAACGGTAATCTCCACGTAAATGGTAATGTGTTTGTGACTGAATCCCCACAATACCAAACGATTATCAACTTGGTGGTATCAAATAATACGATTCAACAAGCGAGTACGAATAACAAAAACAATCCATTTGATAATGCTTTACTCATGACCGAGGGTGGTGATGGAAGTGTGTCCAATCTTGTCATTGGATATCAATTTTCCAATAATGAATTCGTAGTTGGTCGAACTCAAATGAATCCACTCGGTACTAAAATTCATTTAGATCAAGCCAATACAGTAAATCTTCATGTGTATGGACAGTTATTCACGGATGGTAATGTAGCTGTAGCAAACACTAATAGATTCTATACATTATCTGTAGGTTCAAATGTATATTTTGATGATGTGGGTTCGAATCTATTCGTATCTACCGGAAATGTGTCAGTCGAAGGTAACGTAGTAGCGGGTGGTGTAAGGATTGGAAATCTTTTAGACCTAAATCCAGAGGCTACTGTACCAGTTCTTATCAATCAAAATATTAAATCAAATGCAATTACGACGACCGGTTACACACATTCAGGTATTGCCAATATTGCACCAACAAATACATTATCTATAGGTGCAAAGATATTCGGGAACTTGACATCTGCGAATACGTTAACTATTTTAGGTAATACGACGACAACAAATCTTTTTACAGAATCAATTTATTCACATGCAAACGTATCTATACATGCAGATAGATTCGGTGGTGGAACAGTTACATCAAACGCACTTGTTCTTAAATCCGGTCCGCTACTCTCCAATGTGAGCTCAATCGAAATATTTGGAGCCAAGTTTTCAAACACACACCAAATAATCAAAATGAGTACAAAAAATACAGAAAGAATAAGGATTACACCTGAGGGTAGAATAGGTATATCGAATATCCATCCAAGTGAAAAAATGACCGTGGCAGGGAATGTGCACACGACTGGAGGTGATGGTTTTATTTATGGTAATACATGGGGAACGACGGGGTACACGAGTTCTCGCATGTATTCATCTGGACTTGAAAATAAGATTGAGAACATCGTGACTGCTAATAAGGGTCTCAATGTTTACGTGAGTAAAACACCAACAATGGGTACACCAAAGTTGACCATCCTTGAGACGAGTAATGTTGGTATCGGTACGGCTACACCAAAGGGTATATTACACACGTCTGGTGGTACAGTTTTTATCAACGATGAAATCACTAATAATGGAACGTACAAGCATCTTGGAACTCCACTCATTGTTTCTAATGCAACCGCGGTTTCATCGGATTTGACGGATTTTGCGAGGGTTTTGGAACTTTGTAGAGAGGGTGGAACCACGAGTAGTGATGGTGTGAGAGCAACATTCAAAATGGGTAAACACACAGCGGTTTCAAGTGGTACAGCCAATTCACAACTTGATTTATATTTAGCGAGTACAAATTACGAAACGGAGGTTGACGTGTTATCGATTCGAAGTGATGGTCGTGTAGGTATAGGCACTACAACTCCAACCGCTCATTTAGAAATACATGCTACGGGTGCAGCCAATCCCCTAACAAATGGTTTGTTGGTACACAATTTTGATGGAGCATCTGGTGACGCTATTTTAGCGGCAAAAAATCGTATACTCGCAGGTAATGTATTCACCTCTTATATTCAAACGAACGCAGGGAATAACCCTAGGGGTTGGTCTACCGGTGTAACCGGAACTGACTCAGATTTTAGAATTACACAAAATATAGAAAATAACAAAGACTCGTCGACCGTAGGTCTATACATATCTGGTGATACTGGTAGGGCTGGTATAGGTACGGATGCACCCCGAGGTGTACTAGATGTGGCAGGTAATGTAGTCATAGGTAATGAACTGTCATTCGGTGGTCTCTCTGGTGATCTGTTTGGCAACACGAGGCTTGTAGAAAGACGTTATAACGCACCCCAATCAAAAAATGAACTCATACTATTCAAGGGTAATGACGGTGCATCAGATGATGCTGGCCCCGATAGAATTCGACATATAGCAGCGGAACACGTGTTCCAAACGTACACATCCTCTGGTCAATCTTTCAGCCAAATTTTATCCGGTGTCGGAGAAGCCGACCCAGGAAATGTACCATTGTGTATAAGTGGTAAAAATGGTGGTACAGTCATTATCGGTGGACAACGTTCAAGTGCAGATAATATTGGTGATAATACGAAGCTTTTAGTAAATGGTAATATCGAGTTCTCTGGTGGTGGTTCGTTCAAATTGACTGGTTTTGCCTTTTCAACAACATCAGATAATCCGTCACTTAACATAATTAGAAGTCTAAAAAACGGAAGTGTCCGTCGCGTACTTACGTTCGCCCATGAGGTTAGTTCTAGTGAGGATTCAGAATTCGCCCGTTTCGACACACTTGGTAGACTTGGTATAGGTACCTCAACTGTAGACTCAAATGTACACATTTTCAATGGAAACACAACAGACCAAACACTCCTAAAACTTGAGAGCCCTGGGGTGAACAAAGAGACTGGTATGCTCATCTACACTGGTGAGGGTGAAGGTGGATATCTCAGAGGATTCAGTAACTCTGAAAATGGGACTACAGGTCTCATTATGGGTGTCGCGAATAATAGTACTCTCACAAACTGTATTCATGTGATTCACTCGAGTAATGTTGGAATAGGTACAGATTCACCCGGTCAGCTTCTAACCGTAAATGGTATAGCTCGTGTGGAAAGTGCCTCGAGTAACGCGACAATCGAACTCACAACATCGGTTGGAAGTTCCAATATTTACTCAGACACTACAGGTAATGTACACATTAACTCAATTTCAAATGCACCATCAATTTTCCTCAACAGTAATGTAGAGGTCATAGGTGATTTCTCTGTAGATGGTGCCCTAGATTTGGGTAATCAGGTAGGTATTGGTCTTGATGGTGCTAGCGCGAATACAACACTTCACGTGAATGGTGGCATCATCACAAACTCTGACCAGGTGGCGACAAAGAAGTACAGTCATTCTAATGAGATCGCGGATGGTGGTGGTCAGGATATACAATTTGTGTTTAAACCAAATACATTTTATGCGAAAATCATAGCGGTGTTACGTGAAACAAGTGATGTACGCAACACAAGTACTATGATTCTCGAGGTGTCTGGTGGTACACACGATGGATCCACGGGTTCTATGTATGATATAGCCCTAGGTCCTCAAACCATAATGGGTGCTACAAACTCATATCCATGGAGTCCCACTGTATCGGTTGGTACAACGGGAATTAACATACAACCAACAGAGAAGGATAATGGACGCAACTACGCATATGATTTAACAGTTGAAGTCACCAGTGGAGTTGACGGTGGACTTTCTAGAATTACAAAAAAAGCTTTGAATACAACTACAGCTCTTGACACTCCTCAAACTGGTGGTCAAAATTTATTGGTTGGATTCTCATATTAAATTTACTACGAGGGAGGGTGGTACCCCGCGGTAGATTAAACATTTACGCCCTGATGGAATCAGAGACGGCTAGTGCAACTACGCCAACAATGAAAGCCATGATGACGTAATTTAATTCG